CGCGACGGGACTGTCGGCAAAGGCCGCGACGAAAGTTTGCCCGGTGCGCACGTCGCCGGCCACAACACAGGCTCCATTGGCATTTGTCTGGTTGGCGGCCACGGCTCTAATGAAAATGATGACTTCCTTGATCATTACATGCCGGCGCAGGAAGCTGCTCTGCGCGCCTTGATTGAGGACATTAAGACCCGCGCCGCCATTACAAAGGTTCGTGGGCACAATGAGGTGGCGGCGAAAGCCTGCCCCGGCTTTAGCGTCAAGCGCTGGTTTGCGAAGAAACCGCCCCGCCCTGCTTTGACGGAAAGCACCACCATGCAGGCAGGCGCCGTTCAGATTTTGTCCGGGGCTGGGGCTGGCGTGACGGCTATTGGCGCTTTGGAGGGGTATGCGCAGCTTGCCATTATCGGACTTGCCGTGATCGTCATGCTGGCGGCGGCGTGGATCATGCGCGAGCGGCTGCGGAAGTGGGCACGCGAGGTGGCGTCATGATCTGGCTGAAGTGGGTTTTCTCGCCTGTCGGGCGCTGGCTGGCTGCTATTGGCGCGGCGCTGTCCATTCTGTTTGCCGCCTACCTCAAGGGGCGGGCGGAGGGCAAGGCGGCTCTGGAACAGGACCAAGCGCGCGAGCGCGAGCGGAGGGCTAAAAATGCCATACAAGCTGATGATCGCGTGCGCCGTGACACTGCTTCTGGCGGCTTGCTCAAAAACGACGGGCACAGGCGCGATTAATGAGTGCGACTTCTGGCGCCCGGTAAGCTGGTCGTCTAAGGATACTCATGAGACGATTGCGGAGGTCAAGGCTAACAACGCCCGCCGCAAGGCTTGGTGTGCGGGCTCTAAATAAATGCTAGACTACTGATCTGGCGGGGTGTGACATGACAACTGGTCTTAGCTATGACGGGTCTGTTTCGGGGACAACCAATTTTGTCTCTCAGATCGCCACTTTGTCTGTTGTCCCGCCGAATGAGACCAACTTCCTGAGTGTGCTGCCGCAGGCGATTGCTTACGCGGAAAACCGCATTTACCGCGAACTGGACTTTCTTTCGACAGTGACGGCTCTCACCACGTCACCCTCCACATCTACCGCCTACACCCTGACGGCTGGCGCGAGGCAGCTTTCCATCCCGGCGGCTGACTTTGTGACCCTTCAGGAAATCAACGTCATTACTCCGGCCAACACACTTGTGGCGAATGACGGCGTGCGCAATCCGCTGCTGCCCGTGACCAAGGAGTATTTGGCTACTGTCTACCCGGCCAACAACAACGCGAGCGTGCCTCAATATTTTGCCCTCCTTAACCAAAGCACCATCATTGTCGGCCCTTGGTCAGACAACAACTACCTTGTTGAGGTTGTCGGCACAGTCCGCCCACGAAGCCTTGGCCCCGGCACGAACAACACATTGAACACAACCTTTATCAGCCTGTATCTGCCTGACCTTATGATCATGGCGACGATGATCTACATCTCAGGTTACCAGCGCAATTTCGGTCGTCAGTCTGACGATCCGCAAATGGCTCAGTCATATGAGACGCAGTACCAAGCCCTCCTGAAGGGCGCGATGGTTGAAGAGGCGCGGAAGAAGTTCCAGGCCGGGGGCTGGACGTCCATGACGCCAGCGGTCATCGCCTCGCCGTCGAGGGGGTAAGATATGCCGCATCAATCCATCAAACTCATTCCGGGTGTGGACCAAAACAAAACACCGGCCCTGAATGAGGCGGCGGTTTCGTTTTCCAACCTTATCCGGTTTGTTCCCGACCGCAACGGCCTTGGCCTTGTCCAAAAGCTCGGCGGCTGGACGCGGTTTTCAAACCAGTCTTATGGCTCGCCCGTCCGGTTCCTTCATGCCTGGCAGGCGCTGAGCGCCGACACGTACCTAGGCGTGGGTGCGGAAGACAGCCTCAGCGTCATTCGCAAGAGCGGCTCTACGTTTACGCCCCGCGACATCAGCCCGCAGATTTTGGTCGTCAACCCTACCGTTGCTGCCGCCACAACATCCGGCAGCAATGAGGTCATTATAACCGACACAAACAGCAACCTAGACGATTACGACGCGGTTTGGATCAGGACGCAGATCACGGTTGGCGGCCTACGGTTGCAGGGTCTGTATCAAATCTTTGCCGCAAGCGCGAATACATACATCATCAAGACGTTTGACGCGCTGGGCTTTCCGCTCCCTGCGACGTCTACTTCATCGGCCGCTGACACCCCCAATTTCACGACAGTTAACGGGTCGTTTTCTGTCACAGTGACGCTCAACAACCATCTCTACGCAGTTGGCGATACGGCTACGTTCCTGATCCCGACTGAAGTTGGCGGGGTCAGCATTCTCGGCGACTACACGGTCATCGACGTCACAACCGCCAATCAGTTCGTCATCAATGCCGCCAACACCGCCAATGCGGCAGCCACCGTGGCCATGAACGCTGGCCTTGCGAACTTTGTCTATTACAACGGGATTGGCCCTGTCAGTTCAGGCTCTGGCTACGGCGTGGGCGGCTACGGCACGGGCGGCTATGGCTCCGGCACGGCTCCGTCTACAACCCGCATCGGGGCTACGATTGGCACCCAGAAAGTCGGCTCTGACGCAGTTATCAGTCACAATGTTAACACGGCTGTTCCTATCGGATCGTCCGTAAACATTTCGGGCGTCACCCCCAACACCTACAATGGCACCTTCGTCGTCATAGCCTCTACGTCAAACTGCCACGCCATTTCAACGGCGTCTTGGGCTGGCGGCTCCGCTACCGTGACGCACGCTGGCGAGACCGCAATCCTTGTCGGGTCTACCCTGATAATTTCGGGCGTAACGCCTGCCGGGTACAACGGCACTTATGAAGTGACAGCCTCTACGGCCAAGATTGTTGTTGGGACAACGATCACCCCGGCAACCGTGACATATGCCAAGGCCACTGATCCCGGCGCATATGTTTCCGGCGGCTTGCTGGCGTCCAACACCTTTAGCGTTCTCAATGCGCCTGCCTCTGGACAACAGACCGTCGCTGGCACGTTTGCTCTGGACTCACTGCCGGGGCTGTTGGACGTTGAGGACTGGAGCCTCGACAACTGGGGCGAAAACTTCCTTGCCTGTCCGGTTGGCGGCGGCATCTACCAGTGGATACCTGGCGCGGGAAACCCCGTCGCCACGATTATCCCAGAGGCTCCGCCGGTTAACGACGGCTTCTTCGTCGCCATGCCCCAGCGGCAGATTGTGGCGTGGGGCTCTACGTTCACAGGGATACAAGACCCCCTGCTTATCCGCTGGTGCGACGTTGAGAACTATTTCGTGTGGGCTGGCACGACTACGAACCAGGCCGGCTCTTACCGTATCCCCAAGGGCTCTCGGATCGTTGGCTGCTTACAGGGGCCGCAGCAGGGCTTGGTCTGGACTGACTTGGCCTGTTGGGCCATGCAGTATATCGGTCCGCCCTACGTCTACTCGTTTAACGAAATTGGCACGGGCTGCGGACTGATTGACCACAAAGCCTGCGGCTCAATGAACGGCGTCGTCTACTGGATGAGCCAAAGCCAGTTCTTCCGGTTGTCGGCTTCCGGCGTGGAGCCCATCCCCTGCCCGGTGTGGGACGTCGTCTTCCAGGACTTGGACACAACCAACCTGAGCAAGATACGCATTGCGCCCAATTCGCGCTTTGGCGAGGTGTCGTGGTTCTACCCGACCCTCTCCAACGGCGGCGAGGTGAGCCACTACGTCAAGTACAACATCTACCTAAACCAGTGGGACTTTGGCGAGTTGCAGCGCACGGCTTGGATTAACCAGTCGGTTCTGGGCCCGCCCATTGGCGCGGCTCAGCTTCCAGGCGGCGGAAACAACTTCTGGCTTGTCCAGCACGAAACCAGCGCCAATGCGATCGACGCCAATAACAACCCTGTCCCCATGAACTCGTCGTTCCAGACAGGCTATTTCTCGCTGAACGAAGGCGACTTCCTGACGTTCATTGACGAGTTTTGGCCGGATGCGAAGTGGGGATATTACGACGGGCAAGTTGACGGCGGGGCGGTATATCAACCGCCCAATGCGACGTTACTTCTTACCTTCTACGCGACCAACTATCCGGGCGACACGCCTATCGCGTATGGCCCATTTACGCTTACGCAGGCGACGCAGTACGTTGTCCCTCGGCTGCGGGGCCGCCTTGTGGCCATTAAGCTGGAAAACCCGCCCAATCAGCTTGGGTCTTTCTGGCGTATAGGCAACATGCGGTATCGCTTCCAACCTGACGGAAAATACTGATGGCGTCGTTAAGCGATATTCTCACAACGCAAAAGAATGGCGTCGTTGCGATCAACAACATCGCGCAGACTTTTCTGCGCTACATTGGAACAAACACAACGCCCGCCCTATCGACCGCCTCAGTCATCGTGGTGGGGGCGGGGCGTCTGGTTAACCTGTCCATTGTGACGGCGGGAACGGCGGCTGGGACGGTGTATAATGCCTCCAGCTATGACTCCCTTAGCCCTCCGCCAGATAGCCAAAAGTTGTATACGCTGACCACTACGGTGGGCGTCTACAACCTTAATCTGGTCTTTTCGCAGGGTCTCGTCTTTGTCCCCGGCACCGGCCAGCGTGTCGCCTTAACCTACTCCGTGGGGTAAATCATGCCTTTGAAAAAGGGAAGCTCCCCCCAGACGGTTAG